CAAACATCCGTAAATACTATCGGCAAAATATATAAAGCAACTTTTGAAGTGCTAAATTATGTTAGCGGAACAGTTGGCTTTTGGCAAGGAAGTGGAATCTCGGTAATCCCAAGAAGTGCAAACGGAACTTATACAGAGTATTTTACGGCTACGAGTACAGAGATAAGATTTAGAGGCACAAATTTTTATGGCTCAATCGACAACGTATCTGTCAAAGAAGTATTTCAAGTAAATATTCCTCGCGTTGACTACCTTAACAACTCCAACGGCTCACTAATTTTGGAGCCTCAGCGAAGTAATTTAGTTACCTATAGTGAATCTCTTATTTCATCTCCTTGGTTTAGTGGTACTGGAACAGAGAATGCAGATGTCTCACCAGATGGTACGCAATCAGCAACTTTGATAACAAATGATTTAACAAGGCAAAATATTTCTGTAACAATTCAATCTTATACGGTTTCAGTATTTATAAAGGGAGGGAATTTTAAATTAGAATTAGGTTCAGTTTTTGGAAGTCAATCATTTGTAATATTTAATATAAGTACAGAAACATTTACCAGCGTAGGAACTTCTGTTAATAATTATGGTTTTTATAAATATACAAATGGTTGGTATCGAATATATTTAACAGCTACTCCCTCCTCAATCGGAATTGGTCAAGTTCAATTAAAGCCAGAAATACCTATTTTAGGAATGCTTATGTGGGGTGCACAACTCGAACAAGGCAGCTACGCCACAAGTTACATCCCAACATCAGGCTCAACCGTTACAAGGAATGCGGATGTGTGTAGTATTACAAACGTTGCGGATAGAATAGGGCAGACGGAGGGGACTTTGTTTTTAGATATTGATTTTATAAATACTGGTGGATTGCAAATCCTTTTATCTGCTCACGATGGTGCGTCAAATAAGCGTTTGGAAATTTGGGCAAATGGATTAGAAGTAAATGGGTTTATAGGTGGCAGCGTAAATATAGCAATAGGAAACACAACTATTTCAGAAGGTAGGCATAAGTTAGCATTAGCATACAACCAATCAGGAGACCAAGCATTTTATGTAGACGGAGTTCAAATAGGTACAAGTAATACTGTTTATACTATTGCCGCTTTAACGGAATTATCTTATGGTATATTTAGCGGAAACACTGATTATGCTGCAAACGGAAACATTTATAATACCAAAATATACAATACAAGATTATCAAATAGCGAATTAGCAACATTAACAACATTATGATTTTTAAAAAATACGAATTTACAGATAAACAATGGTCAACCATTAGACCAACCCTATACTCTGAAGATGAGGAGGGGAACGAAACATTAATACCAGCAATCAATGCAGTTGTTGAAATAGGGCATATTTGCAAAGCATTTGATGATCAAGGCGAATGCACAGACTTATCGCCTAAATATAGCGTTGATATGTTATTAAATGAAGATGTTGAAAGTCTTGAGAAATATGAGGTGTGGCCAGATCCCGTAGGCGTTCACACATTCGCTGGAGATGACTCGCTTTATTTAAAGGCTTATTGCATTAAATATCCTGAATCAACATTCTGCGTTGTTCCTGAAACGGATGAAGAAGAATGAAAATATATTTGACATCCATATTGAAAGTCATCATATTATTTTTTGCACCAATAAAACCGCTTATAATTTTAATTAGTTTAAGCACAATCATTGATACTGCATTTGGCATTTGGAAAGCCAAACAATTAAAAGAAAAAATCACTTCAAAAATATTTAGGAATGGACTTGTACCAAAACTAATTTCATACATCACAACCATTATGATGGTGTATGGTTCGGATGTGTTTATTATAAATGAATTAACAATGAGTGTTGTTGATGTTGAATTTCTTGCAACTAAAATCACTGCATTAACTTTAATCAGCATTGAAGTCAAGTCAATGGATGAATCATTCATTGCAGTCAAAGGGTATTCGTTTATTGATAAATTCAAACAAATGATTTCCAAGATCAAGGATGTTAAAAAACAACTATGAGGGCAATCCATAAGATAATAATTCATTGCACTGCAACACGTGAAGGGGATGACATCAGTGTTGATACCATACGAAGATGGCATTTAGCACGTGGGTGGTCAGATATTGGTTATCATTATGTCATTGATATAAAAGGAAACATAAATGCTGGGCGACCAATTGAATTGATTGGAGCGCATACCAAAGGGCAAAACAAATATTCAATTGGAATTGCATATGTTGGTGGTGTTGAAGCTGATGGCAAAACACCAAAAGACACAAGAACAAAAGCACAAAAGGATGCAATAATTCGACTTGTTAAAAAGTTAAAAGGTTGTTATCCGGATGTGACAATACATGGACACAATGAGTTTTCAAACAAGGCGTGTCCATCATATAATGTACAAAATGAAAAGGATTTATTCGGATGAATGGATTGACATTTTTAACAAGTACCCACAATTTGATAATGAACAACGCGTTCAATATTATAAAAGGATAGGTGACTTAACTGGTAAAGCACCAGCAAGTGTAAAAAAATACTTCTTAAATTTAAAATCCAAAATTGATGCATATTGTGAAACGGCTGGTGTGCCTACTCACAATGTCAAACATGGTTGGGTTAAAACCAAAGACACATCACTATTTTTCAAGAACCCTGACTTTGAGGGTGCAGTTGATTATGATAAAATTCGTGAACAACTGATTAATGACTTAAAAGATTATGCACCAACATACCCACCACTAACAAGAACCAAAATACAAGATGGTCATTTGTTGGTTGTTGATCCAGCTGATGTACACATTGGCAAACTTTGTGAAGCATTTGAAACTGGTGAGGACTACAACACAAACATTGCAGTGCAAAGAGTAAAGGAAGGTGTGCAAGGTATCATTGACAAATCACGTGGTTACAACATAGACCAAATACTTTTTATTGGTGGGAATGACATACTTCACATTGATTCACCAAAACGACAAACAACATCAGGAACACCACAAGATACGGATGGGATGTGGTATTCAAACTTTCTTATGGCAAAACAAGTGTATGTTGATGTTCTTGAAATGTTACTTCCATTGGCGGATATTCACTTCACATTTAATCCATCAAACCATGATTATCAAAGTGGGTTTTTTTTAGCTGATGTCATTCAAAGCTGGTTCAGAAACAATAAGAATATTACCTTTGATTGCTCGATTGCACATCGAAAATATTTTTCCTATGGTCAAAATTTAATCAGCACAACGCATGGGGATGGTGCAAAGATGAATGATTTGCCTTTGCTGATGGCAGTTGAAGCAAAAGAATATTGGGCAAACACAAAGCATCGTTATATATATACGCATCACGTTCACCACAAAATTTCAAAAGATATAACTTCGGTAAATATAGAGTCTTTACGTTCACCAAGCGGTACAGACTCATGGCATAAAAAACAAGGATATTTGTCAATTAAAGCTCTCGAAGGATTTCTGCACCACAAAGAACATGGTCAGGTGGCAAGGTTTACACACTTATTTTAATATTACTTGCAAAACAATTACACCAATTGCAATGATCAATGATTGTCGTGTGCGTTTAAGTTTGTGTTTTTGTCTTTGGTTGCTGGTCAAAACAACATCATAACGTTCATTGAGGCTATTTAAAGCGTGTTGAGTGCGTTCAAAGTTAGTTCGTGTGCTATCTATTAACTGAGTGTATTTAAGTTCTTTAAACGCGTTTATTTCAGCTTGAGCCATAAGAGAATCTTTTTGAAGCAACTCAACATAAATATCATCCATTTGATTAAGGGTAATAGTAACCAAAGTATCACCAGTCTTTTCATCTATTAATGCGGTTTGAGAATAAGCGAATGCGTTCAGTAGAAGGAAGGATATGATAATTAGAAATTTCTTTTTCATAAAATAATTTGATTGTGTCTTGTTGTTTTTCTAAACTATCCAATTGCAAATATATTGTATCTGTATTTGTTAGGATAGGCGGTTCAATATTTTTCATGCGTGTTAAATCGTTAATCATTAATGATGCAACGATCAATGCAAATCCAAGTGTGATGATGTAGTATTTCATAAATGTTGTTTTACTTTATGCCAGTATGTAAGTGTTTGCGGTTTTTTATGTCCATTTGGTCCACCATTCCAAACACGTGCAATGCGTTCAGGTGTTCCATTTGGTGAATAGTATTCTTGTATAATATAAAATATTTCAATGGATTTTGTTTTGTTCCATCGGTCATTTAACGTGTATTGATTGCTTTTTAAAATGCGGTTCACATCTTTTATCATTATTGGTCTAATCTGCAAAACACCACAAGCATCTTCACGTTTGTTCCAAGCATTTGGATTGTTACGTGATTCAACATAAATGATTGCATCAATTAACGTGTTACTCCTTACCACACCATCAGGTGATGATGTGGGTTGGAATAAATAAATAAACAATAAAATCACAGATTCACAATATTTTCTTCAGTTATACTATCCATTAACTTGCCAAAGTTAGCAACCAGTTTATCATGGATTTCATTCTTGGTATCTTGCTTGTCAAGTAGTTCACAAGCATCCACAACAAAGGTTTCTAATGTACGTGATACACGTTTAATATCACGTTGAACTTTCACGCCTTGTATTTCAACATCATCCAACAATGGAATCATCTCAAGTGAAAGCAAGTATAGTTTAATTAATGGGTTCATCTTTGGAACTGGATTCGGTTTGGTACTTTAAACACAGAACACATTTGAATGTGATCTTCAAACAATGGTTTTTCATACTCACACCAAATTTCATAAGTCTTTAAAGCGTGTATGATTGTCGAGTGGTCACGAAAGCCCATTATTTTGCCAATGGTGGCAAGTTTAAGGTTTAAAATGTTACGCAAAAAATAAATAGTTGTGTAACGTGGTCGAATGATTTCTTGTTTGCGTGTCTTTGACAAGATAATATCTTGCATATCGTTTGCAGTCAATTGACCATACAACACTTTAATAATTGGTTTCTTTGCATAGTATTTTGCAACCTGATATTTGATGGCATCAGGTGTTGTGTATTCAGCCAGTTGTTTGTTTATCTCATAAACATCAAAGGCTGGTATTAAATAGGGGTGAATGTTTTTCATTTTGTTATTAGTGAATCTTTTGTGTAAGTTATTTTTGGAACTGGAATCTGTTCACCATTTTCATCAATATAACTTGCATTGTATTTCATTGCTGCAAGGGCTTGTTTTGATGCGGTTTCAAAGTTTTTCAATTCTTGGTGCAACATTTGCCATTCTTCAATGTGTTTGAAATCATATCGTGTTGCTCCGTTTCTTCGTTCAAATTTAATTCCATGCAGTTCAAAGGATTTGCCATACTTTTCTGATTCCTCCAGTGCAATTGGTTCAATGTCCTTAATTGCTTGGTCAATTTCACGTTTGTATTCTTTGAGTTCTGCATATGCAATCAGAGGATCAGTGATCCCCTGAATTACATTGTTTGCTATATCATTAAAATGGGAGTCCTTCATCAGTGTCTTGTTTTAATGATTGGTATTCTTTTGACATCAATATTTTTTCCTTAATAAAATCAGGAAAGGAATCAAATAGTTCTTCCTTAAAATTATCATAGGTAAATTCTTGATTTTGATTAATTTGTTCAGGACAATCCATTCCTTTTGGAAGCATAGACACACTGGCTATGTTTGCATATGTTTTGCCATTGCCTGATGTTTTGTGCGTGATTGATAAAAGACAAGGAACACCAAGAAGATTGGTTATATCAAATGAATTTGCCTCTTTGTCTGTAAATGATTTACCTCGCCATGATTCCAAGAATGCACGAAGGGTTGATTTCTCATGCAGTGAAAGGGTAAACTCCTTTGCAATCACACGTGGTTGTTCACCACGTTCTTCATTGAATGTGATTAGTTCAGTTGGTAGTTCCCAAGTGATTCTTACTTTGTTTCGTTCTTTGGTTTCACCATTAAAAGTTTCTTCAATAGTGCCAATGTGGATCATTGAATAACATCTTGCTGGATATGAACCAGCTGGAATGATTTCAATACTTTTCTTTGTTTGGTTTGTTGTTGCTAAAATTGCCATGTTTATATAAATTTAATGTATTTTACTTCTTGAAAATAATCGAGCAATGACATATGGAATGTCTTTGCGTTGCTTAATGCTTGAGAAAGTAGTTCAAGTATTGCATCGTGATTGTTAAAGGTAATATTTCTTTTACCTTCCAACACACTGTTTAATGTGTGGATTGATATGTTGTGTTTTTCTGCAATTCTTATTCGTTCAGGAATAGATGTGCAGCATTTTAATATATCTCTTAATTCTTTGGATATTGTGTTTTCAAATTTCATTTAAGTTTTTCTAATATGGTTTGATATTCTCGAATTTTTGATTCTATTCTTAATGCTGGTGAATAATGTTCTTCGTCATCATTATAATATTCAACGTGCATTTTTTGCAGTTCATCAAGTTTATCATATACTAATAAACGAAGTTGTGATTTTTCATATTCTGTCATGACTATACAATTCTAATAGTGAAACAATGCCAATGACAAACATAATTGTTGCAATGACTGAATAATTAAGGGCAAACAATACCAAGCTAAATGGAAGGTATGTTGCAAAGTAGATTAATATATTTTTTTTCATTGTGTTATATTGAAATGCAAATGTATAATAATTTTTTACAATAAAAAAAATAAAATAAAACTTGCATTGTATTAATATTTTATACTATATTTGAAGTATAATAAAAAAAACAATAACAAAAATGAACAACACAATTACATTTTACGAAGGAGCTAACTTAATGGAAACAATCAAAACCACTAAAAACATAACTGAAAGTTTTGTTGAGTTTAAATTAGCAAAAAGTTACGAGTACAGAAAATCAAATAAATATTGGGCTGATGTAGTTCAAAATGGAATTGGTACACGTTACACATTAAAATATGGTATCGGTTTAATAAAAGGAATGCAATATGATTCTGTAACATTAGAAAAACTATAACAACAAACAACAAACCCCTTATCATATGGTGAGGGGTTTTTTAATATATAACATTATGCAATACACAATCGAGGATTTAGGACATTTTTATTTGCAATCAATAGGATTGGAAACTTACGACCATTATTCAAAGAAACACATTGAAAATTTAGGGTGGCAAGTTTTGGAGTCATATGGTTCAATCGATAAAGCAATAAAGCATTTTATTAATTAGGACACGTTTTCAGATTTTTTCCCTTATTGCTCCCCCACAAAAATCATTTTTATTTTAAGGGGGGGGGGTCACTTGGGAAATAAATGTGTCCTAAATTGTTAAACTATATGATTATCAACGTTTTACGCGGACACATAGGATTTGTTTTGTTAGTCTAAAAATAAAAATTATAAATTTGTAACCACAATATGATAAAAAACACAAAGATTTCAATCTTTAAATCACTATTCAAGTCATCGGATGTACCCTATGATGTCCAACTTGACCAATCATTAAAAAGAATAAAGGAAGGAAAGTCAAAACACATCATTGATAAGATGATGACATTGGAAGGTGATGCACGTTCCAAACTTAAAAATCAATTACCTTGTATCATCTTTGCTGGTGTATTTACACAGCGCAAAAAGTCAGGACTTAAAGAACATAGTGGTTTAATGGTCCTGGACTTTGATAAAATACCAAATAATAAGATGGATTTGATGTTTGACCAGCTGAAACAAAACAAACATATTGTTTCGGTTTTTATGTCACCATCAAGAAATGGATACAAAGCCATTGTTTCAATACCAAAATGTAATGCAAAAGAACATGAACAATATTTTAAGCAGTTTAATAAGGATTTTGATTATGACTATTTTGATAATGCTACTTGCAACGTTGATCGAGTTTGTTTCGAATCATACGATCCAAATATTTACATTAACTATGAAGCTATACAATACAATCCAAAGCTGGTTGATGATGGTTTTCTGATTGCTGATAAAGTTCCAACCATTCCAGTCAATGATGATTTTAAGAAGATTGAACTTATAATGAAGTTCAACTGGCAAAAGGATTTTATTGAAGGTGAACGAAACAATTTCATCTTGGACATAGCCAGTGCATTTTGTGAATATGGAGTTCAGGAAATAAATGCAGTAAACTATATACTTAACAATGTTGTTTATGGTGACTTCAGTGAAGATGAAACAAAGAACACAATTAAAAGTGCATATCGAATAAGACAATTTGGTTGTAAGTATTTTGAAGATTGGTCAAAAATAGATTCTATTAAAAAGGATTTAAAGTATGGAAAGGACAAAGTCAAAGAACTGCACAACATTAATGATGATGTTTATGACCAAGTAAGTGAAGAATCAGAACATGATGACTTTTGGTATTATGATAAGAAGCAGAACATTAAGATTGATCCATTAAAGTATAAATTATTTCTTGAAAGGAATGGATTTAAAAAGTTCTTCTTTGCAGATAGCTTAAAACCATCCTTTGTAAAAATACAATCAAACATTGTTAGTGAAACATCAACTGAAATAATAAAGGACTTTGTTTTGTCTTATCTATTGGATAATAATGAAATTGATGTTTATTCATATGTGGCAACATATCAAAACTTATTTACTGATTCATTCCTGACCATATTAGAAACAATTGACCTTATGATGTTGAATGATACACAACACAAATCATTTATTGCATTCAGGAATGGTATTTTGGAAGTTACAAAAGACAAAGTATTTTTAAATGAATATGTTAATGTTAATGGTTATATCTGGAAGAACCAAATCATTGATCGTGACTATATTGAAACAGACAATCTTGATAATGATTATCAAAAGTTTATTAATAACATAAGTAATAGTGAACCATTATCTATTGAATGTACTATTGGTTATTTATTACATACATATAAGAATAAGATTGACAACAAAGCAATAATACTAAATGATGAGGTTATTAGTGACAATCCTGAAGGTGGAACCGGTAAAGGGTTATTTGTGCAAGGATTAAAAGAAATCAGAAGGGTTGGCATATTAGATGGAAAGTCATTTGATGATAAGAAATCGTTTCCATATCAAACCATAAGCCAGGACACGCAAATTCTGGTCTTCGATGATGTAAAGAAGAATTTTGACTTTGAATCAAAGTTTAGTTTAGTAACCGAAGGAATAACATTAGAACGAAAAGGAAAGGATGCAATTAAGTTAAACGTTGAGGAATCACCAAAGATGCTAATATCAACTAACTATGCAATAAAAGGTGAAGGGAATAGCCATGATAGGCGAAGGCATGAAGTTGAGGTTGCACAATATTATAATTCGGATTTGACACCATATGATGATTTTGGTCGAACATTGTTTGATGACTGGGATGAGGATGAATACACACGTTTTGACAATTACATGGTTAAGTGCATTCAATTATACTTCACACACAAACTAATAAAACAAACAAACGCCAAGAATATCAAGTTGCGTAAGTTTATATCAGAAACATCACAAGAATTTTATGAGT